AGTTAGAGCCTTGGATTTCAGCCACGCGGGCTTCCTGCTCGTAATTATCTCGCAGCTTCAAGATGTCGTATTCGCCGATCTCGGCGATGTCCTGCAGGAACAGGCTGGCAGTCGTGTCGCCGGGGTCGTCCACGAGGAGACCGTTGGCCGCCAGTCGGGCCTTGGCAGCCCCCTTGGTAGCCGCGATCCTCTCCCGCTGCTCGTCCTCCGCCACCTCGGCTTGCTGCCGAATGCGGTCGGCGTTCTGCTGCGCGATGATAGCGTTATTCTGGGCTACCTGCTGTTGATACCGTGCCTGTGATTTTGCAGCTTGAGATTGCTGGTATGCGCCAACGGCGCCAACACCGGCGCTCGCGATAGCTGCAACTGCTGCAACGCCGGCCATTATATTACCCTCTTTGAGTAGACCCGCTCGACAGCGGAGTACCCCATGCGCTCGAATACCTTACCGATATCAAAGTGCAGCTTAATTTTGTTAAATATCTGGGTGACCCCGGCCTCCTTGAGGGCAGCCTCAGCGTAGCGAAATAACTTTAGCCCGGTCATGCCCTTGCGGTACTCCGGGGCCAGCCAAAAGATGTCTGCGTCGGCGAACAGCTCGCTCGCGTAATGCAAAGAAGGGGCAACAATATAGACAGCATAGCCCACCAGCTTGCCGTCTTCTCTGGCAGTGATGACCTTGAGTTTACCGTCATCGAACAGGTTCTTGTAGATGTCCCATACCGGGGACAGCGGGACTGCGTCCTTATTCAGAGCGATTTCTTCCCAGTGCTCGTGCAGCAACGGGGCTATCTCCTGAAGGACTACATAGAAGTTTTCTTCAACAAACTGCATCAGTTTCCCCCAACAATGGCGTCCGGGATAAGAGACAAGATCGTCAATGGCAAAGGGTCACGCTGTTGCACAATATATTTTCCGTCTTTGTTCCAATCTGGCGTCAGCGTAATATCTTTGTCACCCGTAATCAAAGCCGGCGGCTGCCCGTAAAGCGCCGGCAGCCCAAATTTTGCCTCGCGCATATTATCACGTTTCACACCGCTCCAGAAACCCAAAGACCTATCTAACCTGACCGTAAGCCTAGAGATTTTTTTAGCTTTTGATTGAACGGTTTCAGAGCTGGCGCTGCCGGCGTCAAGGCGGAGCGTTTCAATTTCACTCGTGTAGCGAAGCCCGGCGTGAACTCGACTTGCCGCAACAGCCAGGGTAATGGTGCCGTTTGAAACGGTTAAATCTTTCAAAACATATCCATTGGCCAGCGCAACGACATCTGTCCTGCCCTCAAGGTGCCATAAATTAGGAATTGTGGTTACAGCCTTCCGCACCTTGCCGCCGGATTTGTATACACCAAATGACGTGCCGTTTACATTTGTCCCATTGTTTTGTAGCTCAAAGGTAGTCGACGTCACGTTGGCGACAGTGTAGCCCGTCCCATTGATATTGGTATCAAGCGAGTACCCCTGGTTGGAAGAGGCGTCGACAACATACAGGTCACTAATGTCAATCGTGTCGCCGTTGCTAAATCCATGCGCCGCGCCGGTGGTCACAACAATTGGATTGGCGTTTGTAAATCCCGTAATGGCAATTGGATTGTCAATGGTTACGCCGCTATCAACAAAAAACGCATCCTGAATATCATTGTCAAAATCACGCTCGTGCATGCGCTCAATATACCTAACGCTCCTGCCGCCAATTGTGCGCTGAACGACAAAATACACGGCATCAACGTCGCCCTCTCTGACAACGGCGACATCTCTAAAGTCGCCATCGGTTGTGTGCCGGTGCCAGCCGTAAATTTCTTGCTCACGCAAATAAGTTTGGGCTATGCAAACGCCGTCGTCTCGAACGCACCACAAAATGGAATACGGGGCTGGGGCGAAGTCCCACGCGACAACCGTTCTGTCCTCAAATAGATGACGTGCCAATATGGAAATATCATTGCCAGCGTATGCGTCAGTTTCAAATTTATAGCCAAGGTCGCGCACCGTTTGCCCAGGCTGCATGAACAAGGCAACGTCACCAGCAACAATTGGCTTGAGGGAAGTCGACCCATAATAAGACTGCGGCTTAATTTGTATACCGCTTGGCGTCAGCACGTCATCTACGCCGGTGACCAGCCATTCGCCGCCAGACGTTAGAATAAGCAAATCATTGAGCGGAATGTAGTGGCGTATTTCATTAACCTGCAACGCGGCAATCGTTACGGTGATTGCATCATCGTCACGCGTCGGCGAGCTGACAGATAGATTGTAGAAATTGGCAGTTTGAGTAAACCAATTGCGCTGGGGGTATGTGTTACTGTTACCAAAAATACGCCGCTGCTGAAAAAACCCGGCAGTGCTTGGAAAATTATTTGTCCCGACAAACGGGTTGCGCGTTTTGGGCGGGGTATCGGTGGTGTCTGGATCAATATTGTCGTCAGTGAAGCTGGTAGTTTCGGATTTTCCAATAAACCCGTAAAGGCCGTTGTCTCGACGATAGATGTTGTAGCTCTCAGCTCCGCTAACGGCAGTCCAAGAAACCGTGTTGTCTCTGGTCGTGTTAGAGTTGGTGACCTCAACAAACTGCAAGTTTGAAGATCCGCCAGAGCTGTATGCGGTAAATCCGGTGCTATCAATATTTGCCCCGGAGCTGTCTGTGAGTTCAAAGGTGTTCGTCGTTGTGTTGGCAACCTTGTAAACCTCGTTGTTGACCTCAGTCATGCCAACAACGCCTTGAATGTATATTTCATCGCCGTTGTCATATGGGTGCGACGAAATAGTGACCACGGCAGGATTTGCTTGAGTAATGTTGGTAATGGTTTGAGTAGTGTTATTTAATCCCCTCAAGCTCTCTTCAGCGGTTTCTCGACTAATTGCAGTGACAACATATCTGTCGGTTTCGCTGCCGACGCTGTTAACGGCAACAGAAATTCCCGTTGGAAACGCCTGCTCTGGCTGAAACACAATTTCATTCAGCGTCCAAGCATCGTTTGCCGTGCGCGTCAATTCTCTTGGTGCGTATGACGGATGCGTCAGCGTCATCACGTCTGCGCTCTGAACGTAATCAATGTCGCGCAGGTCTGAAGTGGCGTATGGGGTGGCCAGTTCAAAAATCAATGACGCCGTGCCACCTGATGTGTACGCGGTGTACCCGCTGCTATCGACATCTGTGCCGCTCTTGTCTTGTATCTCAAACGTATTGGTCGCCACGTTGGAGACAATAAATTGCCGACCGTCCAACTCATCCATGCCACCGACGCCGGAAATAAATATTTCATCCCCATTGGAAAATGTGTGGCCGGTGGCGGTAATGACGCACGGGTCGGCTTGAGTTGCGCCGCTAATAGCAAATTGGCTTGACGTGTCTACAACCAGCCCGCCGTCAACAATCACCCGAATATACTGATCACCAAATTCAAGAATGTAAGTTTCAATGGTATTAAACTCAAACGGCACAAGCCGCGTGTCTGCTGAACTATTTTTTACTTCGCAAACGTACTCAAGGCCCGGACGGTTTGACGCGCCGCCGGAAGTCTGAACCCACATGTTCTCCATCTTAGACAGAGAGCTGGCATATTTATTGATATCAACCCTGGCGCCTACGGCTTCGGAAACCTCGCCGCCGGCAAAGCTGGGTTTAATTATCTTGACCATTAAAGCCTCGCGTCAATCCAAGAAGCCTCTGGGGCGGCCCGGTTTCGACCTTCACTGCTGTCGGTGTCAGCGGCGTGGCTCACAATGCGCAGTACCTCCTGATCAAGCGCGCTCTTTACATCCAGGCTGCCAGTCAGTGCCATGGCAACGCGCGACGCCAAAAGAAAACTCAAGGCCATGGTAAATTCTGGATCAAAGCGCGTCGTATCCGTAACCCGTGAGGTGTAGAAAATCTCAGCGTCATCTTGATCCGTAAGTATGACCTTCGTGTCGTCTGCTAACAGCGCCACCTCAAAATCAATTGGATCGGCGTCATAGCCAAGAATATTGGTGATACCGCGAACCTTCACCGCATCCGTTGGATACTGGTACGCATAATCCCAGCCGCCAGGGACCGTCACATCAAGGGTGCTTGGGCTGATGTATTTTTTAGCAAACCGCCAAGGCTGGCGTCGCAGAAGCTCATCTCGCGTATCATTAAAAATCAAGTTGATCTGCTCCGCCTCAACGCTCTCTTCCGAGAGGTCGGAGATGTCATACCTGTCACCGATGTGCTGCAGTGCGAGCTTTGCAATTTGAACCTGCGACGCCATTTTGGCTACTCCTTAGAACTCTTCGGCCAAGGCAGTTTGAGGTTTTGAAGGGCGCGGTTTTGCGCTGGCTTTAATTTCCGTAATGACCTCGGTCGGCTTTGCCTTTGGCTTCCCATAAGTCGGCGTGCCCTCAACAATCTCAATGTCTATTGTGGGCAACGGAAAATCATCTTCAAATTCATAGATGCCATCGTTCCCATTCGGAAGCTGGTCGGGAGGATAACACATAGTGTGCGCCCCCGCAGCGTCTCGATAAAAAAAACGCTGTTTAAACTTAACCTTCAACATGGTGATCTCCTCACAACAAGAATTAGGGAAATGGCGGGAGGGACCAAGCCCTCCCACCATAGACCGACTCAGTTAACCGCGTCGGGGTAAGACTTCCAACCCTTCGGGTCTTTAGTCAGGAACGCGTTGATCTTGCCAGCAGTCAGCGCAGCGGTGCCGACATTCTGCTGGACGCCAAGATAGCGTTCATATTCGACGCCAACACTGAGCGGAACCGGGATAACCAGTTCGTAGCCAGCAACAAGCGTCGCCTTCGGGATAGCCGCACTGGCGTAATGCAGGCTAGCGGAGCCATCGGTGGCAATCGCACCAGCATCGGAAACAAGCTGGAACGAAACAGTAGCCGAGCCGGCCGAGGTGACAGCGGTGTCAACTTGGATGACGAGGTACATGCCATGGCCATTACCAAAGTCCTGCGGCGTAGCGCCCAGGTCAATGATATCGCCGACATTGGCGATGCCAGTGCCGGAAGTCGAGAGAGCGGTGGCGTCCGCAAACTCCAAGAGATCGTCCATAATCATTAGGTGTACTCCTTTTGCTGGACGTTATTAAACGACGCGAGCTTCGTTCGTCCGCAGCGCGTCAACGCGACGAATCGGGAAGCCACCCCACGAGGTCTGCATCGTGCCGCCGACCATATCAGTGGTCAGGGTCGAGTTCGCAACCGCGTTGGACGTCTGACGACGCAGGAAGCCGAGCACCTGCTTGTCCATGTACCAAGCACAACGGCCCATGGAGGTGTTCGGGATCTCAGTCACCGCGCGGTGCATGAGATCGTTCAGGTCTGCGCCGGTGGAGATATCGGCCGTCAAAAGCGAGCGGTCGATATTCGCAATGCGGACAGCATAGCGCCAGTCACGAACGGTGAGACCAACGTCCCAACGATAGTGCGTGCGATACGCCTGATACATGCCGGTGCTGCCACCGACCGTATCCTGAACCGTAACCTCGCCGAGGTCACGCTGCTGGATGCCCGCCTGCGAGCCTTTGGGGATGATCCCGTGGCAAGTATTGGGCGACCAGCAGATCAGCCAGATCGAGGCATTGTCCGAGCCCGTTCCTCCACCGTCGATAATGTTGTCGCCGTTCTCGGCGGACAAGCTATCGTATCGGGGAGCAAAACCAGTAAACTCTTCCGGGGCGGTGGTTTCATCGCCGTAGAACAGCTTGGTCGACAGGGTCTGGTTCATGCCTTCAATGTGCGGACGATCTTCTTGCAGGCGGAACGCGGCCGGGTTGCCGGCCATGTCGACGAGAGCTTTGTCGACCTGCGAGTAGTCTTCCATCATGCCCGTTGCGTCCGTAACCTGGGTCGCGCGGGACTTGGTCGGTTGGACGAAACCGTACATCTTACGGAACGTCGGGGAGGGGAGACCGATGCGAATAGAAGTGCGGTGACCGGTCGTCAGGTTGCCTTCCAGCCAAGTCATGTCCTCAAGGATTTCGTTGGTCTGGTTAAGGATTTCAACCACGTCGGCAATGCTGCCGTCGGGGTCGGTGACCTTCGCCAGATCAGCGAGGGTCGGGTTTTCAGTGCCAAGCGTAGCCATGTTTTAGCTCCTTCTAGCTGGCGTTCTTAAACATCGTGGGATACATCCTCTGTAAATTGTCTCCGTTGGCGGACTTGTGCCCGTCGCCTTCAATCAATTCACTGTCAGACAATGATTTCGCCACGCGGTGAAGAAAACGCAACATTACGGGATGGTTGCCCAATCCTAAGCCGTCCGGGTTATTGGGGCCGGGGGCACCCATCAGTGCCATCAGCTCCTTGTCCCCATAGGCGTCAGTGACGCGCCGGATATTACCAAGGTTGGCATCGAGGGCCTCGCCCCCAATTTCCTTGTCGGCTTTAGCCTGCTCGCCCCACTCGTTGATGCGTTCGATGTAAGCATTGGCTTGCTCCACCAATGCCTTTTGACCTCGCGAAATGTCAAATTCCACAAGCCTTTGGAATTGCTCCTGGCTAATCCCAAGCTCGCCTGCGGTTTCGGCAAATTGCTCGATCTGGTTTTGGGCTTCCTCGCTGATGTCGAAACCCTCGGGCGGAGTGAATTCATACTCGATGAAATCATCTTCGCCCGACCCATCGCCCCCGTCATCCGACAGCAGGGTTTTGGTCTCTTTGGGCTCAGTCTCCTTCTGAGCGTCATCTTGAACATCAACAGTTTCCTGTTGCGTATCTTCAACAGCGGCCTCCTCAGCCGGTTCTTGAGCAATTACGTTTTCGTCAGCCATGGTTCCCCTCCTTAGGGCTAGTTCAATGTGTAGACGCCAGCGAAGCTGGCAGACACTGGGTTGTTGTTGCCGCTGCTAAATGCGCGGCACTCGATGTCCGTCTTTTCCGGTATCGCGATTGGTATACTCAGGTCGGTGACG